TATATCTCCAGTTTTTCCAAGCATCGCAGGGGCATACTTGTCAGGAAACAACGGCCCATCAGGATGCCTTTGAAACAAAGACGGTTTTAATTCAGTTTTTGTGGGATAAGAGTAGCGCTTTTTAAACGTGCCTTGAACTCTCAAACCATGATAGTAACCAACTGAATTTTGAACTAATGGATTAATGTATGCGGATGACATGCATTGAGCAACCTCTTTCTTAGGAACAAGAAGAATTTGATCTTTTTGAGTAACCGTTTGTTCAAATTTCTTAATGCATGACAAAACGTAGGCTTTTGTCATGCGACAAAGTACAGAAGTTTCAGTAGCACCTGCTATGTGAATACCAGAAATGATTGCATCAGATCTGGGATTTAAATCACAATACACCAATCCACAGTCACCCGAACGACCCGGCACTTGAACGCGAATGAAAGAGCCTTTAAGAGGACAAGGCTTATCATCAACAGGTTGAACAAGGGTGTAGTCAGTCATTTCGTCACGAAAGGGACACGTAACAATTGTAACGCCAAAACCAGGTTCAGCCTCAACACGAGCAAGATTGACAGGAGTGGGAACATCACCAAAGAACTTAGTAATATCAGTTCCAAACTGCAAAGGATGCAAACCCCAAGTCAAATCTTGTTCAACATCATGCCACAATTTCCCTTCATCCAGGGCACGTTGCAAATCCATGGTATAGGTAAGTTCACCAAGTTTGATCTCAAGAATGTCACCTTTTTCTATGCCGTTAAACATATGGGTATTGGTGACAAAAAGACCTCCCTTGATAAACAAAACATGACCACGAATTCCTTGACCGAACAATGAATTGGTATGCTTTCGAACTATGCAAGTAAGATTGTTATTAATGATTTTGACAATTTTCGCTTGTTGATTTTCATTGAGGGACTGTCCTTTCTCTCCTTGTTGAACACGCTTAATCTGCTTGGCCTTAGCCTTTTGGGCTTTAACCAAATAAACAGCTTCAGATTGAGCACGTTCATTTTCATGCTTCATGAATTTCTTCCGTGAAAATGGTTTACTTTCCTCAATGGGCGGAAAAAAATAATTGATAACTTTAAACACAATAACCAAGCAACCAATGTAGGCTGCTGCCATAGTAACCACAGTGATAACCATTCCTCCAAGGGGAGTGGCATAAATTTGTGCAACAATGCCTAACACACCTAAAGCAGCATTCGTGCCAAGAACAGCAAAAGACTGCATTTTAGTGCGTAAGGAAACGAAAACTTGCGTAATTTCTGCGGTCTTAAGATCTAATTTCTGAGTAACCAAATCGATCAAAGCAGCCGCATCACTGTTTCCAGTATACAAATTTCTACCAAGATCACCCTCACCCATTGCCATAGCCCAAACAGCAAGTTCAGTAGCAACAAATTCTGCGTCATCGGTATTGGTCAACCTAAAACGTAAAACATGATCTTGTACTGAAAGTTTAGTGCCAAAAACAGTAAAAAACAAACCTGCTACAATAGCAGATCGCTTAACTGAATTAACCAAACCAATTGAATCATAGGGGTAAACACGGTCCAAGTACTCGGAAAGTTGGGACTTGTACTTAAACCAACGTCTAACATAACCAAATTTTGCTGACACAAGGAGCTGTTCAGCAAAATTAACATCAAAATTCTCAAAAGATGCAATGGACTGCATCAAAGATTGCAACTCTTTAAAACGATATTTGTACTGAAATCGCTCTAAATAAGAAATCGATGGGGGTTCAGAAGAAATGGAAAACCACTTGTACTTAATGTAATTACCACTTATAACAGGATTAGGATCTTGATCGGAAACATCATCATCCTCATCCATGTCAATGAAACACTGAGCTTTCTCATCTACAGGAAGACGACGACAAAGTCCAATCCAAGCTTTGACTTGAGCATGTTTAGGCAAAACATTGCGATTGAACTGGATAGCAATATCCAAAAAGTACTTTTGATCAGAATTAAGAGTTTCACGAAGAGGCAAAAGTTGCTCAACTAACTCACGAACAGCAGAGTCCAAGAGAGCACAATGAAATTGTGAATTCCCATTTAAGAAATTGTGAATTAACACTTTAATTAAATCAGTTGAAAACGATGGTGAAAAAGACCCGTGAGTTCCAAACTCAAGAAACGGGTTTTTAACCGCATAAAAATAACAATAATAATGCAACTGATTCAAAAACGGAAATAAAGGTTTAGCGACAGGGCATCGCTTTTCTTTATCACACTACTCAAAAAAGGAAAACATCGAGCGAATGGCCTCAAAATCTGAAGGAGGAACACCCTTTTCAGCAACCAAGATAGCTTCATGAAGACGTGAATCAGCTTGAGATTGAAGAAAGTTAAGAACCACTTCCTCAGTTTTAGTAGGAAACAAACCACTGCCATTATCACCAGGATCGTGACAAACAACAGCATTATTTCCGCCAACAACTGGAGGATCATTGGGTGGATTTGGAGGCAAACCACCACCCGCTGGAGGCGGCGGCGGAGGAGGCGGCGGCGGACCCATCGGAGGAACCGGTGGAGGACCGGGCGGAAAACCACCAAGAAGGTCTGCTAAACTAATGTCACTTAGCTTGCGATTTTGAGAATCATCGTAAACTTTGTCAACAAAAGGTAACAAACCTGGAAAATCCAATCCACGGGTAATAGTCCAAACAGCCACACCATTTTTAACGCCAGAATTGACATGAACATCGAAACTAGCGGAAAGAATGGCATCTGCTTTACCTTTGGAAACATGTCCAACCTTTGGTTTCATGTAAATTTTCATGGAAATTCTTCGCTGAAGAGCATCTGGAGAAACAATTCCAAGATTATTCCAATTGATATCGTTTGAAGTAGTAACCATTAAATGAGAATTGAAATAGGTACAACCCTTTTGTTCAATGTTGGCCATATTCAGAGGGAGCGGAGCACAATTGACCATAGTAATTAAATCGAGTGATTGCATCATTCGCATATAAGTATCTGTTGTTTGAAAAACATCATCGGTCCAGGTTAAAAACTGACCACGATAACCATCCCAAAATTCTCTCTCACAGGTACGAATATAAATATCCTTAGCTGAAAGAGTATG